ATATGATATTGTTGTAAATACAACTTTTATCATCCCATATTTCAACTTCTCTTGCTTTAATAAAGTAAGGAGTTGTGTATGTCTTTGCTGTTAGAAAAGTTCCTTTACTTTCCCATTGTGCCCAAACACTCCCTACTCCATTATGGAGAGGGAACATTTCGTGTAGGACATCTTTATAATTTTTCCACAGATTCATTTGTCTCAGGCATTTCAAAGTCTGCATCTACTTTATCATACAATTCCATAAATGATTGCTTTGTTTCGTCATCAAAACGATTGATGCAAACTTGGATTGCTTTTGCTTTGTTCTTAAAGATAGAGTATGCACGAAGTATGTGAACCAATCTACGAGTACTGATTAACTCTTCGATACCACCATCATAGAATGTTTTACGGATTATGTCTGCCCAATCTACAAGTTTCTTGACAAACTCAGAATCATCAACACCGATAGTATTTGCATGTAAACCTAGAAGTTTGATTTCATTGTTTACACTTGGATATGCTTGCTCAAAGGTAACGGGAAATCTCTCAAGGAATGCTTCGTTGAGAACATTAGTACCGATGAATCTACCATCATCAGAACCTTTACCCTTTGTGTTTGCAGTAGCAATTACATTAAATCCTTTTTTTGGTTCAACAAATCTACCAATCTTTTTGAGAAATAATCCTTTACCTTCAAGAACTGGTTGTAGACAAAGAATTTTATTTGATGCAAGGTCAATCTCATCAAGTAACAATACTGCACCTCTTTCAAGTGCTTCGATAACAGGACCATTGTGCCATACTGTGTTACCATCTACAAGTCTGAATCCACCAATTAGGTCATCTTCATCTGTTTCAATTGTGATATTAACTCTAATAAGTTCTCTACCTAATTGAGCACATGCTTGCTCAACACCAAATGTCTTACCATTACCTGATAGACCTGTGATAAATGTGGGATAGAATTGTTTTGATTGTATAATTTTCTTTACGTCAGGAAAGTTTCCAAATCTCAAGAATGTCTCATCTACTGCAGGAACTAAATTCTTTTCTGATGCAGGGATAACCGCAGGAGAGTTGTAGGACTTCTCAATGTTTTCTACTGCTGCAACTGTAACCTCAAGATTCCACTTACCCTTTGCTACTTTAAAATCTTGTAGTTTCTTAGTAACTGTTTGATAAGTAATATCATTCATTGCGCAGAATGCTTTAATATCTGCTGTGGTAATTTCTGTACCATAAAGATTCTTGAGTTTTTCGATTGCTTGCTCAGAAGTCATTTTTAATTCAAAAGGCATAATAATAAAAGTGTTGTTTCTTAACTATACTATTATTATAGTCAAAAAAAGGGGTTGATGAAACCCCTTGTGTGCCACTTTTATAACTGGTTTAAACTGTCTTTAAATATTCTATATGGTCTTCTAGTTCTTTAACTAACTTTGATTTACTATGTCTACGGTCAAGTTCAATACCGATTGTGCGTCCATAATCCTCTAATTCATCTTTTGATAGACTAGGTAAATCAAGAGGTTCTGGGTCAACAGGGTCTTCTACAGATGCAGGTGCTGTATCCACTACTGGTGTTTCTATTACCACTGGTGCTTCTTCTACCACTGGTGTCGCAACAGTTTCACCTGATACTCCTGCTATTAAATCTCCAAATTTAGACATTTTTCTTTTGTGTGTAATTTTATTTATTCAGATTCCAGTTCATCAAGGTCGATTATATTACCTTCGTTATCATAATGAATACTTTCATTTTCATCTACTTCATCAGATAATTCTGCTTCAGTTTCAACTGGAGTTTCCTCTGGTGGTGCATACACTTTTGCATATGCATTCATCATTGCCTGTGCATCTTTCGATGATATTCTAGGTTCCATAGTATTATTGTAAGGTAACTTTATTTATCAAGCTACCAATTCAATAAATTCACTCAATATTTTTTTATTCATCTTCTTACCTTTAAGACTCTTAGCAAATGCTCTCTTAATTTCTGCTTTAGTCGCATCTTCTTTAACAATTAACTCACCATCATTATTAAGTGCGGATGATGCCATGCCAAAGTAAGTATGATATCCAGATGTAGTGATTGCAAAAGACCTTTCTTTCTTCCAACGATGCATCATTTTGTTTGATGCATCAGTTTCATATCCACAGTATCTACGAATGAATGAACCACCTTCACGACTTGGAAGAACTCGAATACCAATAAAATTAGTTTGTGGGAAATTGTCTCTTAGATTATGAAGTAACATATCAGTGCATTCATATCTACTAGAGTCTTTTGAAATATAAGTCTTTCCTAATTTACGGTCACGCAATACACAACTTTCTCCAAAATAATTTGTACCCATGTATGGTTCATCCTCCCATTGTCTTTGAACCTCACGATGATACTTAAGTGGTTGACTTTCCCCATCTGTAAGAACTACACATTGTACTTTCTCTACACCAGTTTTCTTTTGAAACTGTGGAAGTAGTTGATGTAAAGAAACCATCGCTTCATTTAAAGGTGTTCCAGATAATCTATATCCATATGGTACATCTAAGTAAGGTGTGCTTTGTGACCAATCAAATACACAGGCAGACCTCCAAATGTTAATCATATGTGTATCTAAATCCTTTGACTTAGTTTGACTACTAAACATATTAAGTAGAGCAAAATTATTACCTACTTCTGCCATCATATCCTTTGGTTCATAAAAAGTTTCTCTATTTGCATACATGGCTGGTCTAGGATAATCATTTGAAAATGCATAAACTTCATAAGGTATTTGCACTTTGCGACAGAACCAGATGAGATTATAAAGTTGCTTCAATGTGTCCATCATTACGTTATTCATAGAACCAGACCAATCAAGAATGAATACTAATCCGTGATTTTTTCCATCAGGAACAACAGTAACTTTCTTGAATACATCTTCACTGAATCTGTAATTAATAAGTTTAGTTGTATCAAGAACACCAGTACGACTTGTGGTAGCACGAGCATATGCACCTGCTGACTTCTTACACTCAAACTCTTTGACAAGATAGTTTACTTCTTTCTGTGCAGATTTCTTGAATGCATAGAAGTCTTTATCTAGTTCTTCAAATGGGTCATATGACTCTGGTATCCTCTCAGGATTACAAAGTGAAATAAAGTAGTTTGGATTATCTTTGAACTGACTTTGTATTCTTATGTTTAAATTAGTCCAATGCTCTTTAAATTCTTTATGGACTCTCTCATTTGAGATTATAACTTGGTCAATATCTACTTTTGGTAATTCAATGTAATGATTCTCACGACTACCCCTGTTAATTAAATCTTTGAGTGCTTCATCAAGAGCATCCATTGTTTCAACTTCTGGTTCTGTATTTTGTGGTTGAGAACGACCATTGAGTTCATCCAACATATCTTCAATCTCTTCAATTGTTGGTGGTTGAGATTCTGATTTTTGATAATCTAAATCTGCTTCTTCTCCAGACTCTTCTGTTTCTGATTTAGGTGTGCCATCAAAAGTCTCATCACCTAAGTCTATACCTGTGTCATTCTCTACTTCTTGTCTTTCTTTATTCTCTTGCTCTAATTGTTGCTTACAAAGTGTATACAACTCTTTTGCAAGAACTAAGACTTCTTCAAATGTCTCTGCTAATTCAATCTTACTTACAAGGAAGTTCTCTTCAGTATTAAAATCTATATCAACAAAATGACCAATCTTAAAATATAAGTTTACTCTGTCTGCAAGATTTAAATCACTCATATCTTTGTTCTCAATATCAAAGAAGTCTTTATCTGATAGTTCATGATATGCATTGTAAAATGTTTTGTTTAGTCCTTCATATCTTCTCTTGATTAACTTTTCAATACGAGCATCTTCAACAACATTGACAAACTGTTGAGGTATCTGAACCTCTTTCCACCACTCTGTATTTGGTGTATAGAGTGCGTGTCCAACTTCGTGACCAACTAACATATCAATTACTCCGTTACTTGCTTTCTCCCACATTGGAAGTGTAAGTACACGGGTCTGTACGTTGAACTCTGCTGTTTCAACTTTCTTATGCTCAACTATAATATCTTCTGTGGCAAGTAGTTTAGCGAGTTGTGATTTGATTTCGTGTTGGACTGTCATAATGTTGTTTGCTTTATGTACCTATTATAACAACGAAACCGCCCCTTGGGACGGTTGAGTAGACACTTTAT